AAAACCAAAATGGCAAAGTTGCTTGACCAAATGGAAACAAAAATATCAAACCAAATATGAAAGGATAAGGTGAAAAATTATGACAAAAGCATGGGAAAAATTTGATAAGGCGGTTGACGTTGAAGGTTTACAAAAGGATGTTCAGGAAGCAGCGGAAAATGGTTCTAATTTTAAGGAAGTACCGCATGGACAATATGAAGTGAAAATTGAAAAATTAGAACTTGTTGAATCTAAAGCTGGTGACCCAATGGTTAGCTGCTGGATGAAAGTTATTGTTGGTGAATACAAAGGAAGTTTGATTTTTATGAACCAAGTTATCACAAAAGGTTTCCAAATTCACATTGCAAATGAATTCCTTCGTTCACTTGATAGTGGGGTGGATGTAGAGTTCAAAACTTATTCACAGTATGGTCAAATGCTTATGGATATTCATGAAGCAATTGATGGTGAACTTGAATATGGCTTGAAATATGGTGAAGGTAAAAAAGGCTTCAGCACCTATGAAATTACTGATGTTTATGAAGCTGAATAAGTAAGGTGACAAGCCGGTGCATTTTTATTTTTTAGTGTACCGGCTTTACCCCTACACTTCCCCATTATCAGTATTACCAATAGTTATTAAACTTATACAGAAAGGAAGTGAAAAAATGTTGTTTTATGACTTTGAGGTTTTCAAGCATGATTGGCTGGTAGTTGCCATTGATGTGACCAATAAGAAAGAACATGTGATTGTGAATGATGTGGATAAGCTTCAGGAACTTTATGATGACAATAAGCATGATATTTGGATTGGTTACAATTCAAGGGGTTATGACCAATATATCTTAAAAGCTTTATTATGCGGCTTTGAAGCTAAAAAGATGAATGATTTTATCATAGTTAAAGGAAAAAAGGGATGGGAGTTTTCAAGCTTATTAAACAAGATTCCTTTGAACAATTATGATATTATGACCAGCTTTCATGGCTTAAAGCAGCTTGAAGGATTTATGGGAAACAGCATCAAGGAATCAGGTGTTCCATTTGACATAGATAGACCATTAACCCCTGAAGAAATTGAAGAAACAGTCAAGTATTGTAGGCATGATGTGGAACAAACCATTGAAGTGTTCATCCAAAGGAAAGAAGAATTTGAAAGTCATATGTCATTGATAAAAGCTTTTAAGTTACCACTTTCCTATATATCAAAAACCAAAGCACAGCTTGCAGCAATCATTCTTGGTGCTACAAAAAGAAACCATACTGATGAATTTGAAATTGAGTTTCCAAGCACCTTAAAAATTCACAAATACAAAGAAGTGTTGAATTGGTATAAGAACCCATTGAACAGGAATTACAATAAAACACTTGAATTGGATGTTGCCGGTGTACCACATGTATTTGCTTGGGGTGGGTTACATGGGGCAATACCAAAATATAGTGGTGAAGGATATTTCATCAACATTGATGTGGCTTCTTATTATCCGGCATTGATGATTGAATATGACTTCATCAGCAGGAACATTTCAAATCCCGCAAAGTATAGAGAAATAAGAGATACCCGCTTGAAGCTTAAAGCAGAAAAGAATCCTATGCAAGCACCATATAAGATTGTTTTGAACAGTACATATGGGGCAATGAAGGATAAGAACAATTCACTGTTTGACCCAAGACAAGCAAACAATGTTTGTGTTGGCGGTCAATTGTTGCTGCTTGACTTGATTGAACGGTTAGAAGGTCATTGTCAACTTATTCAATCTAATACAGATGGTTTGATTGTTAAGTTGTTCAAAGAAGAAGATTATGAATTAATTGATGACATTTGTTATGAGTGGGAACAAAGAACCCGGATGCAGCTTGAATTTGATTCTTACAAGAAAATATTTCAGAAGGATGTAAACAATTATGTCATTGTTGATTTGGATGATGGTTATAAATCAAAGGGTGCTTATGTGAAAAAGCTTGATAGCTTGGATTATGACCTTCCAATTGTCAATGAAGCGGTTATGGAATACCTTCTGCACAAGGTAAAGCCAAAGGAAACTATTAACAATTGCACTGAATTAAAGGCTTTCCAAAAGATTGTAAAAGTAAGTTCAAAGTATATGTATGCTTTGTACAATCCAACCGTTAGAACAGAAAAGATTCGTGATGAAAACAACAGGCTTAAAACTATTAAAGTATTCGAAGGTGGAGAAATTCAAAAGGAAAAATGCTTCAGGGTGTTTGCTTCAAACCTTGCTTCAGATGGTGGATTGTTTAAGGTGAAGAACCTTGAAAAGAACCCTGAAAAGTTTGCTAATACACCTGAAATATGTTTCTTCATCAATGATGATGTGAATGATATGGAAATTCCAAAGAAGCTGGATAGAAACTGGTATATCAAACTGGCAAATAAGAGGTTAAAGGACTTTGGGGTGGTTTTATGATTAAAGAAATATTGAACCTTGAAAGGGGGTGTTAAGGATGCAATTATTCAAAGGTTATGTTGAAACAAGAGATAAAAAATGTATAGAAAAATTCAAAGATAGAACGGATTTAAAGACCTTTGAACAGGTTCAAACACTTCCTGAATTTGCAGGTATCCTTGGTGATGAAACCATCCTTGTTGATATTGATGATTTTGAAACCAGTGAAATTATCTTCGATATTGTCAAATCAATGAATTTAAAGTGTAGAGTTTATAAAACAAGTAGGGGTAAACACTTCCTGTTTAAGAACCAAGGGGTTAGTACCAACAAGACAAAATGTCAATTGGCTATTGGATTAACTGCTGATATTAAACTTGGATGCAGAAATTCATATTCAATCCTAAAGTTCAAAAATAAAGATAGGGAAATTATTTATGATACCCCTGAAAATGAAATTCAAGAAGTTCCAAAGTGGATGACCCCGGTAAGAAGCAACTTTGATTTTCTTGATATGGAAGCTGGGGATGGTAGAAATCAATCTTTATTTAATTACATTCTTACCTTACAATCAAATGACTTCACAGTGGAAGAATCAAGGGAAGCAATAAGATTGATAAACAATTATGTATTAAAAGTTCCACTGAAAGATTCTGAACTGGAAGTAATATTGCGGGATGATGCTTTTAAAAAACCTATTTTCTTCAAGGGTAAAACATTCCTATTTGATAAGTTTGCAACCTACATTAAGAACAATAACCATATTATCAAGATTAACAACCAGTTGCACCTTTACAAAGATGGTGTTTATGTAGATGGTCAAGCTGAAATTGAAGCTGAAATGATAAAGCACATAAGCAATCTGAACAGGGCAAAAAGAACTGAAGTAATGGCTTATTTAAACCTTTTAATGAGATATAACACAACCACTTCAGGTGCAAACATGATTGCTTTTAGAAATGGTGTTTACAACATGATTGATGATTCCTTTGTTCCCTTTTCACCTGAAATCATCATCACCAATAAAATCAATTGGGATTATAACCCGGCAGCTTATTCAGAACTTGTGGATAAAACACTGGATAGGATTGCATGTAATGATAAGGAAGTAAGGATACTGCTGGAAGAAGCCATTGGATATTGCATGTATAGAAGAAATGAATTGGGTAAGGCTTTCATTCTGATTGGTGACAGGTCAAATGGTAAAAGTACCTTCCTTGATATGGTTAAAACCATGTTGGGGGATGAAAATATTGCTTCCCTTGACCTTAAAGAACTTGGTGACAGGTTCAAAACTGCTGAATTATTTGGGAAGCTTGCAAACATAGGTGATGATATTGGTGATGAATTTATTGCTAATGCGGCAGTTTTTAAGAAGCTGGTTACCGGTGACAGGATAAGTGTTGAAAGGAAAGGTCAAGACCCATTTGAATTTAATAACTATTCCAAGATGATGTTTTCAGCAAACAACATCCCAAGGATAAAGGATAAGAGCGGGGCAGTTCAAAGAAGGTTAACCATCATTCCATTTGATGCAAAATTCAGTCAAGATGACCCTGACTTTGACCCATATGTGAAGTACAAGTTAAGGGAACAAGAATGTATTGAATACTTAATATTGATTGGTATAAAAGGTTTGAAAAGAGTAATTGAAAACCACAAATTCACCAAGTCAATCAGGGTAGAACAGGAATTGGAAGAATATGAAGAAACTAATAATCCAATCATAGGCTTCTTCAAAGAAGTTGGAATTGATGAAATAGAAAATGAACCAACTAAGGATGTTTATAAGAAATACCAAGAATATTGTTTGGCTAATAATCTTCAACCAATGTCAAACATTGAGTTTTCAAAGCAGGTAAAAAAGAAGTTTAATTTTGAAATCATTGATAAAAAAATCAATGGTACAAAGTACAGGTTATTTGTAAGAATAGGCGGTGAAGAATGATGGATGATAAATGTGTTTGTTGTGGCGAATATGTTCCTGAAGGTAGGCAAGTTTGCAGCAAGTGTGAAACCAGCACTATAAAAGATAGTGGACAAAGAACTGAATTTATAACTGGTGCAGTAAGAGATATGCACCAAGGAAAAGGAAGATATGACCTTCTTCCTTGGGAAGCTATTCATGAACTTGCAAGGCATTGTGAAGAAGGTGCTTTGAAATATGGTGAAAGAAATTGTGAAAAAGGTATTCCAATTCATAGTTTGATTGATTCAGCTTTCAGGCATCTTTCTTGTTATATGCGGGGTATGAAAGATGAACCCCATTTAAGAGCGGCAATGTGGAATATTGCATTTGCTATATACATGGAACAGAAGCACCCGGAAATGCAGGACATACCAACACAAAAGGATGGTGAATGATTTGGGAAATAAGAATCCTATATTTAATCAAAGCGGATGCAAGGATTTAACTGCATATGAAGCTATCAAGCATGTAAGTAAAGAAGAACATGAATTGAACCAAAAGGTTCATGATGTAATAACTGTTTTAAAATTTATCATTGGATTAGCCGGATTTGATTTAATTGCAAGAATTGAAATCAGAGATAAGAAAACAGGTAAGGAATTCAGATAAAATTTTTTACCATCAAGGTTCAAGAACTTGAATGTTAAGTTTCAAAAATTGAAAGGAAGGTGTTCATTATGTTATTACTGGAAGATAGGATTGAAAACTTTGAAGGTATGATGGGAAAGTATTTACCAACAGAATTCATGGAATGGTTAAAGGATAATGGTTTCTTCACTGCACCAGCATCCAAGGGTCATCATGGAAACTATGAAGGTGGATTGTTTGACCATTGTTATGCGGTAGCTGAAACATTGAAGCAGCTTACCAAAGCAAACAGGTTGAAGTGGGAACACCCAAGGTCACCATTTGTTGTTGGGATGTTTCATGACCTTTGTAAGATTGATACTTATAAATGGACTGTTGATGAACCCGGGGTTGAAGTATTTGGTGGTGCAACTAAAGGAAGGACTTATAAAATTGAATACAATGATAATTTCTTAATTGAAGGACATGGTGATAAATCAGTAATGTATTTGGCACAGCATATGAAGTTGGCACCGGAAGAAGTAATCTGCATCAGGTGGCATATGGGTGCATTTGATGAAAAGCAAAATTGGAAGTATTATTCAGCAGCGGTCAAGCAATATCCTAATGTTTTATGGACACATACAGCGGATATGATTGCTTCACAAATTATGGGGGTGTAGATATGAAAGCTATTAGAGCAAAAACAGCAAATAGAACTTATACTGGTGAAGGTTGTGAACCGTTACCGGCAACCGTTATTCAATTCAGTGATAAGAAAGTTGTGGTGGAAACTTGTTTTGAAATTAGCAAAGAGGAACTGGAAGAACTTCAGAAGTCAGGGAAGATTTATTTGACTTTTGTTGGGGAAACAATTATTCCCTTTATGCTTCATACAAAATCAAATGCGGTTCAAGATAACAAGAAAAGTTCAAGATAAGTTCAAGTTAAAATAAATCATCTTGAACCGCTTTGGTTGTAGTAATAACAAAGGTTGTAGGGGTGCGGTTCAAGATGGTTCAAGATGAATTTAAGTTCTTTATATTTTATTACTTTATTATATCTTATCTAATATATACCTATAAAAAATAAGTATATATAGGTATGTATCTTGAACTACTTGAACCGGTGAGGTTGAAAGTATTGAAAATACAGGTTTTAAAGCGGTTCAAGATAAAAGTTCATCTTGAACCAATGTTGAACCATCTTGAACCCATAAGAAAGGATTGATTATATGAATGATTTGAATAATAATATTCAAAAATTGATAGATTCTGTTTCTGAAATGATGATTGAATTAAGAAAACAAAAGGTAATTAAAAACGTAAAACATAATGCTTTTCAGAAAACAGAGCAGCTTTTATATAACTATATGAATTTTAAGCAAGTTATTGTTGAAAAACAAAGTCACATTGAATTCATTAAAGAAGCGGGTATTCAGAAGAAAAGTAAAAGCATCACCAGTTTTGCAGGAAATCATCAACTTGATACAAGAACTGATAGTGATAAAGCTGATGAACAAATTGAAGCACTTGAAAATTCCATTATCATCACAAAAAGGTACATAGAAGTTATTGATAATGCAATTTCAAGGCTTGAAGATGATAATTATTATGATTTGATAAGGTTAAGATACTTTGAAGGAAAGACCCGGGAAGAAATTGCAGCTTATTTCAATGTTGATGTTGCAACCATAAGCAGAAATAAAAACAGATTGATAAATACATTGAAAATTTACTTGTTTTCTGATGAAGTGATATGTGAAATATTCGGTTAGGGGTGAATAATTTGAATAGAGCAGAAAGAAGAAAGCTTCAAAAGAAGAAACTATCTGCAAAGGAGTTAAAAACAATTGAAGATAATTCAGCAAAGCAAGCAATTAGTTATGCAACCAATGGGATGATAGCATCTTTTGTTTTGACACTTCATGATAAATGGGGATGGGGTCATGTGAGAATAAAAAGATTACTTGAACAGGTTGATGATATGTTTGATTCAGTTGATAAAGATTACTTGACCATTGAAGATATGAAGAAAGTAATCTATGATGAAGTAGGCATTCATATAAAATAATGTCACATTGTATGTCACATGTCCACCCTTGTAGTGCATCATTATAAATGTTACTATATTATCATGATAATATAGTAAATTATTCCACATACAAATTCCCAAAAGAGAACCTTCGAGTTTGCCTCCTGACTTGAAGGTTCTCTTATTTTGTGTGAAAGGTAGGTGATAATATGGCAAAGTTGACAGCAAAACAGGAAAAGTTTGTTCAGGAACTTATAAAAGGTAAGTCACAAAGAGAAGCTTACAAGGCGGCATACAATACCCGGAATATGAATGACAATACCATTGATGTTAAAGCATGTGAGTTGTTCAAAAAGGATAAGGTAAGGGTAAGGTATAATGAAATAAATGACAGGCTTGTAAAAGAAGCTGAAGATGAATGTATTATATCGGCAAAAGAAGTTTTAAGGGAATTGAAGAAAATCGGCTTTGCTGATATTAAAGACTATCTTTCATTCAGAACCGGGAAAACTGTTGTTGCACATGATAAAGATACTGGTGAACCTATCATTGATTATGCACAAATTATTGAAATGTTAGATAGTGAAAGTGTAGATGGTAGGGTTATTCAGGAAGTTTCACTTAATGCAAAAGGTACATTCACCTTTAAGTTATATGATAAGTTGGCTGCACTTGATAAATTGGGAAAATACCTTGGATTGTTTACAGATAAAGTTGAAATATCAGGTCAGGTCAATAATCCAATGGAAGGATTAACAACTGAAGAATTGAAGAAGCTGATTTATGATGAAGATGAATAAGAAGCTTATCAAATTACATGCAAAGATAGAACTTGCAAGACGTGAGTTCTTTTTTTATTGCAATTTAAAAGCACCTGACTTTTATAAAAAAGATAGGCTTTATCTGAAAGAATTTTGTAATGACCTTCAAGAATTCTATGAAGGTGATGATGAAGTTTTAGTTGTTAATATGCCCCCAAGACATGGTAAGTCAAGAACAGCAAGCTTATTTGTTGAATGGGTTCTTGGTAA